CGTGGTATGATAAATTTTCTTCTGATATTTATCCTGCTGGTGTGTGTATTACTCCTAAGGGTGTGAAATGTAAACCGCCTAAATTTTATGATAAATTGTTTGAGCTTGACAATTTGATGGCGTTTACTAAAATGAAGATCGAACGCATTAAGCGTGTTAAAGCCGAAGATAATACGAAGGCTCGCTTACGCGTTAGGGAAGAAGTTAAAAAACTGTCTGTTAAACGACTAACAAGGAGTTATGAAAATGACGCTTAAAGTATTTTCTGTTTTTGATGAAAAAGGTGCTGTTTTTTCAAATCCGTTTTATTTATCTCATAACGGTATGGCACTTCGTTCTTTTGCTGATCTTGCTGGAGACAAAGGTACTATTGTCAACAAACACCCGTCTGATTATAAACTCTATTGTTTAGGTTCTTTTGATGATGTTACTGGTCGCTTTATTTCGTTAGATGTTCCTGAATTCCTTGCTAATGCTAGTGATTACACCGAAGCTTAGTTTTTATATTTACTTGTTTTACTTGTTTATTTATTATTTGTTATTGCGAAAGGTGGTTTATTATGTCTATGTCTACTCGTGGAATTCCTGTTAAATTGATTTGCGACTCTAATGACCCTCGTGGTCGTTCTCGTACTCATCAATCCTTTGCCAAAGATGCGGATATTAATAATATCATGGGCAAATACCAGCGTACTGGTATTCTTGTGGACCCTTCTATTCCTCGTACTCGTTTTCCGCAGTTTGGCGATTTTTCTGATGTTATTGGTTATTCAGAAGTCGTTGAGCGTATTCAAAAAGCTCAAACGAGCTTCGATTTATTGCCTTCCGATATTCGTGAGAAGTTTGATTATTCTGTTCAGAAGGCTATTGATTTTATTTCGGATCCGGTCAATTATGACGAATCCGTTAAGCTTGGCTTGTTGCCTGCTAATGTTGGGGCGTCTGTTAAGACGCCTGCGCTAACTAGCGCCAATGATGCTCTTAAAGATGCATCTAAGACCTAGATCCTATATATATTACTTGATATAACTGGTCTAGGTCATACCAAAACGTTGTTTTGAGTATGTTTTTTGGGTTTGAAAGGACAATTTTGTGAAAGAATATCAGTTCGTAATGAATATAGCGGTTTCTGATACGGCTTTTATAAATAAAAATGACCTTTATGAGTGGATTAAGTTCCGTTTGAATTTGAATGATGAGATTAAATTAAACGAAGTTCTTTATGTAGGTGAACTGAAAGAAGGGAAGATTATATGAAAAGCGTAATGAAACATGATTTTTCTAAAGTTCCTCAAGCGTTGATTCCTCGTAGTGTGTTTAATAGGTCGCATAGTCATAAGACCACTTTTAACGCTGGTGATCTAATTCCCTTCTATGTTGACGAAGCGTTGCCTGGGGATACTTTTAATATCAAGGCAACAATTTTTGCTCGTCTTGCCACTCCGATTTATCCGATTATGGATAATCTTTTTTGTGATGTTCATTATTTTGCTGTTCCGAATCGTCTTGTTTGGGATAATTTCCAAAAGTTTATGGGTGAGCAGGAGAATCCGAATGATTCGACTGATTTTTTGATTCCGCAGATCTCTGCGCCAGCTACAACTGGCTGGGAAGTAGGTACTCTGTCTGATTATTTTGGGCTTCCGACTGGAATCCCAAATATAGCTTGTTCTGCGTTATGGCATAGGGCTTACAATTTGATCTGGAATCAATGGTATCGTGATCAAAATATCCAGGATTCTTTGACTGTTGATAAAGGTGATAGTCCTTCTATTCCTGATAATTATAAGCTTCAAAAGCGTGGAAAGCGTCATGATTATTTTACGTCTGCGCTTCCGTTTCCGCAGAAAGGTCCTGCGGTTGAACTTCCTTTGGGTGATTCTGCGCCGATTAAGGCGAGTGTTGCATCTGTCAATTATTTGACGATTTTAGATTCAAATAATGTTGCTCGTGGTATTTCTCCTGATGGTTCAACGAATTATGACAAGATTGATACGACGTCTTCTCCTCAATCTCCGAACACGCCTATGTTTGCTGATCTTTCATCTGCTACGTCTGCGACTATTAATTCTCTGCGTCAGGCGTTCCAGCTTCAAAAGCTGTATGAGCGTGATGCTAGGGGTGGTACTCGTTACACTGAGATTGTAAGAAGTCATTTCTCCGTAATTAGCCCTGATGCCCGTTTACAGCGCCCCGAATACTTGGGTGGTACCTCTGCCAGGGTTGACTTGACTTCGGTTACGCAAACGGGTGCTACGGGCACTTATACGCCAAATCCATTGGGTACCTTAGGCGCAGTAGGCACTATTACTGTAAAAGGTGCTGGATTTACTAAATCCTTTACAGAACATTGCGTGATTATTGGTCTGTTGTCTGTGCGTTCAGATCTGACTTACCAGCAGGGTATGCCTCGTATGTTTTCTCGTAAAAGTCGTTTTGACTTTTATTTTCCTGCTTTGGCTCACTTAGGTGAACAATCTGTTCTTAATAAGGAGATTTTTGCAGATGGTACGGCGAATGACGATCTTGTATTTGGTTATCAAGAGCGCTGGGCTGAGTATCGGTATTTCCCTTCTAAGATTACTGGTCAAATGCGGAGTTCTTATACCACTCCTCTTGATGCTTGGCATTTGTCGCAAGAATTTGCGACGCTTCCAACTTTATCTCCAGCATTTATTGAGGAGAATCCACCTATGGAAAGAATCTTGGCTGTTACGACGGGACCCGATTTTATAATGGATTCATTTATTGAAGCTCGGACTGCTCGTCCAATGCCAGTATATAGTGTTCCTGGTCTTATTGACCACTTCTAATGGTGGGTGATATGTGTTCGATAGTTTTCGGAACGGTTTCTATTGTTCTGTTAATCCTTCATATTGCGGGTAAAATATGAGTTTCTTTTCTAAAATTGGTGATGTTGTAAAAGGTGTCGGAAGTTTTTTGAATCCGATCAGTCCTTTGATTGGTGCTGGTGCTTCAATTTTAGGTTCTGTTATTGGTGCTGATTCCCAGGAGAAAACAAATGAAACAAATGTTGATCTTACTCGTGAAAATATGGCGTGGCAGGAAAGAATGGCTAATTCGGCGCATCAGCGTGCTGTTACCGATTTGCGATCGGCTGGTCTTAATCCTATTCTTTCTGTTAATCGTGGTGCTGATACTCCTTCTGTTCAATCTGCCAGGATAGAAAATCCTGGTGTTTCTTATGCTCAAGCTGGTAATTCTGCTCTTGCTAATGCGTTGAATGTTCAAACGACTAAGCAGAATATAGCGACGTCTAAAAGTTCTGAGCTTGTTAATTCTGCGTCGGCTGTTAAATTAGGTGCTGAAGCTCAACGTCAAATGTTGGAAAATGATTTGATTGAATCTCGTATTCCTCTTGAAAAGTGGAAATTACAAGAACGCCAGAAGTCTAAAGGTTGGGAATTACTTCTTGATGATCTTCGGCGTGGTAAAGATGCGTTTAATCCGTTTAGTGATATATTTGGCAAATAAGGAGATCTTATATGAAACGTCGTTTTCGTATGTCTAAAGGTGCAAGTCGAAAGACTTTTAGTAAAACTGCTGATCGTGTCAATCCGAAGAATTTGAATTCGGGTACACCTATGCGTGGCGGTTTTCGCTTCTAATGCCTTGTTATAAACCTTTGACCGCTTATTATTCGCGTAAAGTGAATGAATCGGGCAAAAGGTCGCTCGTTTTCAGTATCGACGAGTGTTTGCTTCCTATTCCTCTGAATGTTCCTTGTGGTCAATGTATTGGTTGTCGATTAGATCGATCTCGGGATTGGGCGCTTCGTTGTATGCACGAAGCTTCTATGCACTCCGAGAATTGTTTTATTACTCTTACCTTCAATGATGAAAATGTTACTCCTTCCTTACGCAAAGCTGATTTTCAATTATTTTTAATGCGTTTGCGTAAAGCTATTTATCCAAAAAGAATTCGTTATTTTCATTGTGGTGAATATGGCGAGAAGTTTTCTCGTCCTCATCATCATGCTTGTATTTTTGGTTTTGATTTTCCCGATAAGGTTTTGTTTAAAGATTTCAATGGTTCTAAATTATACACTTCTGAAATGCTTTCTCGTCTATGGACTTTTGGATTCTCGACGGTAGGAGATGTTACTTTTGAAAGTTCCGCTTATGTTGCTCGTTATGTTTTAAAGAAATGGAACAAAGAAAAGTATGAGGACCTTCAACTTTATAATGAAATGATCGGCTATTCTAAAGCTAGATCTAAATGGTCCTCTGATGGTAAAATGTTTTCTGGTGAGTTATTATCTCCC